ACCTCGTTGAGGTCAGATATATTTTTTTCTTTGACTAGGAGATATGGATCCTTTTCTCTTCCCAACGGGCAATGTCTTAATCAACACGTTTCTACGTTCAATCGTTGTGATATTGGTCATGATCCTCGGGTTTCAATCTGGTTGGTATTACGCGTATTGGGGAGCGGTCGTTCATGATGCTATTTCCTTGGTCCTCGTGTATTCCTACATCTGATTATTTCCGACTTTGAGTATAATGAGCTTCATTTCTAACGTAACATCCTACTCGTATACTGGTAAAATATCGGCTATTGCATTGGCCACTAGTCCATACAACAACACTGGACAATACTACAACGTTATGTATATTGGGACATCGAACGGTAAAATTTATTCGTTGACGGATTCTCCGGGTGCTGAGTATCCCGTCTTCGAGATTGTTCCATCAACCGGAGTTCTTACTGGAGAAATTACTGGGATAGCGATTGATCCAGCGGGGAAGTACTTGTTTGTGAATGCCCCATATGACCGCCACTGTTTTCGTTTTTCGATCACATCGATTCCCCAGGCTGCTCAACAATTCCAGACAATTACTGTACCAGTTGATCGAGATATCTATACCTACGGAGACAATACCGGAGGTATAGCGGTTGATTCTCAGGGTGTGGTGTATATAGTCACCGAAATGGGATCGTCTATCTCCACGATGGAACGATACGGAAACTCATTCGTAAATTTTTTCTTTAAAAATGAAGGACCTTCTCTCAATTTTCGTGGAATAACTCTTTCTCCGAACGAACAGATTATTTATTCGGTTGATACTCAATTTGGAAATATTTACTACTACAATTTTCTCAACTACCAGCCAACCTTTTACATTCTCAACTCATCGGGCGTTAACTCTTCCCTGCGGAACGTAGCGACTCTCGGAAACAATATTTATTATACTCAGAACAACGGAATATATGTGAAAAATGCCTATATCGGTTCGGTCTCCCATATCATTGGGAATAATCTATCCAGCGACGTCATCAGTACAGACCCCCTTAAAATTACGCTCTCCGGGACAAACACTGTTGCAGTTGACCCGGGGGGTAGTGTGTATCTATCCAGTACATCCTTCAACGGAAACAATAGTGTTCTCTACAAAACAACATTTTACCTCGAGCCCCGAAGTAACTATCAGGCTCCAGTTCCTCGTCAACAACTGCCCATTCTACAGCCGTTTCCGACCACGTCGTGTAAACGTATTGTAGAACCCTTTAATCCCCGCACACGGTTTGGCTGGGGTCTTACCAATACCAGGAACCGACCGATCTTAGATGTAGTAAAGTTTCCTCTCTGCTGTCCTCCTCCAATCGTGAACTGTGCAGTTACCACGTTTTACTGCCCCCCTACTCCGCCAGTTCCTCCTCCTCCTCCCCTAATTCAACCCGTGTATCCCATCACCGTGACTACACGACAATATACCGACATCGCCCAGCCGACTGGATTCCGTAAAACTATTAGTGTTCCAGCAAATGTTTTAGCCTCTACATCCCTCGAGTTCCTGGCGAATGCTTCATCAACCCAACCTGCTCTCGGTCCTCTCGGCGAGATTTACTGCTTGACGGATATCGGAACGCTCACCAAACTTTCCAATAGAGTTATTTCAACAAGAACGTTTGGCGCTCAAATGTCGGATGCCGGTCCGGTGGTTTCCATGAAGGGAGCAGTTACGGTTGCGACAAACAATGGACTTCTATATCGTTTAAATTCCGATATGGCGACGCTTCAGGGGTATCCCATCAATCTTGGTAAGCAGGTATTCGGAACTCCTGCGAATATCACCAACAATGCGTTTGACTACATTGTAGCTGCTTATGGAAACAGCTTGACTGCATTCAATGCAGACAATGCATCAACGGCATGGAGTTCTACAACGCAGACGCCAGGTGAAAGTTTCCGAACATCGGTAGCGACCGATGGAATCAACGTATTTGTAGGGTCAGATAACAAAAAGTTGTACTGCTATGTCGCAGAAACCGGAATCTTGAATTGGACATGTTCATTGGCTCCAACGGCTGGAACATTGTCGTACCCGTACACGCCTTTCGCAAGTGCCTGGTATGTGGGCGTAACATTCAAGGACGACAGCAATATTTTTATCGTGAGCAACACAACTGTCCGAGTCACTGCGAATGATTTTACGGTAAGACTTACTGCCGGACTTAAAATTTCGTCTCCGCCGGTACTCTCTACTGACCCAGCTGGAAATCTGTGGGCGCATATCCTAACCAGAGAGGGAAACACGCAAAAATTGTACGGCATTGGCGGGATCTTCAATGCGGGTGGTGTAGCTTTTCCGTACAAGTACGTTTGGTCGAATGCTCCGAACGAAGAGATTCCTAATTCCTACACAATCCCAGTCCTTGATTCGTCCGGGTTCATTTACGCACCATCCACCCGTGGAGTCTTGAATCAATATTATGCATACTTAACAACGGCCTCTCCTGCAGTTCCAGTAACCCAATCTAATGTTACCCAACTTGTTCTGAATAGAACATCTACAAATCCCAATCCTCCAATCCAGATATCGCGATCTCCTCTCATCACAAGCCAAAATACGATGTACGTGATAGGAGTAGACACTACGCCATTAACCTTGGGGGGCGTACCCGTCAACGATGACCCCCCAATAATAACAACTCCATCACCAAGAATACACTATTTGTACACCATTTCAGGTTAGGACGAGATCATGCGAGGCGAGATATGCATCGCTTCCAGTTCCTGCAGCCACAACTTGACGGCATACGGAATGGTCTTATCTTCCAGCCCTGCCTTCGACCCACACGACCGACACTCATAGAGATGATCCTTCTCATTGATTGTCGAGAGCGAACCGCAAGTTGAACATACACCCGTCGTGAACGGGTCGGACACATCCATCAGGCGCTCCTTGGTGAACGCAGCGGCACCGTGCGTAATGAAGCAGTCGCGCTCCATCTCGCCTACCCGCAGACCACCATCACGCGCCCTACCCTCGCATGGTTGGCGGGTCAGGGACACAATGGGACCGCGGCCACGGGAATGGGCCTTATCAATGACCATGTGCTTGAGACGCTGGTAATGGGTGGTCCCAATGAAGATTTCTACCTCCATCTGCTCACCGGTCTGACCATTGTACATGATCTCGTTGCCGTACGGATGCATCCCGAGATTCGCCATGTGCTGCTTGAGATCCTCGATCCCGAGATGGGAGTAGGGCGTACCGTCGCCCAGATTGCCGGTCTGTACACCTACGCGGCTGTACATCGTCTCCAATAACTGGGCGATCGTCATACGCGACGGAATGGCGTGAGGGTTCATGATGATGTCGGGACGCAGGCCCGAGGCGGTGAACGGCATGTCGCACTCGTCCAGAATCATTCCACACGTCCCCTTCTGCCCGGCACGTGACGCAAACTTATCGCCGATCTGCGGAGTGCGTTCGGACATGACTCGCACCTTGACGAATGGGTACCCGTCCGAATTCTTATCCTGCCATACACCATCGATACGCGCAGGTTCAGAGTTCTTATGCGTCGTAGAGAGATCGCGATACATATATCCGTGGGGATCTGATCGGAGGTTCACGACCTTACCGATCACGACATCGTTCTCCTGGACAATCGCGTTCTTTATTGGAATACCGTTCTCTTGGACCCCATGGTAAGACGTATTCTTGAACGCCTTGGTATTTTCGTGCTTAGGCTTGGAGAACCGCTCCTCCCGCCCGCTGGCCACATTACGATGCTCCTCGTCCTTGTAGACCGTGTAGTAGTAACCGCGCATGAATCCGCGCTTGAGTGATCCGCGATTGAGGATGACGGAGTCCTCCTGGTTGTAGCCCGAGTAACAGGCGATGGCTACAATCGCATTGCAGCCTGAGGGCATCTTGTGCATGTTCAAGATGGACATGATCTGCGTCTCCACGATTGGCCGTTGGGGAGAGGCCAGGAGGTAAGCGTTCTTGTCTAGACGCTTGTGGTAGTTGGACGCATACAGCGTCATGGCCTGTTTGGCCATGGCTGACTGGTAAGCGTTACGAGGCGACTGATTATGGTTGGATAGAGGGATGATGGATGCCATGTGACCAAGAATCATGTGCGGATGAATCTCACAGTGTGTGTGCGTCGGGCCCACTTCGGAAGGGAACATCGCAATGTGTGCGACCTCGGACTCGTTGGCGTCAATGTACCCAACGCAGGTGGTGATCCACTCGGCCCACGGAGTTCCCTCGGGAGGCATGGGCAGGACCTTTCCGTTCTCTACACGGAAGACAGGACGCACCAGGCGACCTGCATCCGTCTCAATAATGATACGTGACTGAAGGATGTTCCAGGCAACCGAGACGTGAGGGTGGATTCGGCACGTATGCTTGGCGTCCTTGAGTCGCCCATACACCTCTCGAGGCTTGGAGGTGTAGGCGATGATCACACCGTTCACCAGGATGGCGACTGGACCATTGGACCATACATTAGTAATCCAGTCAACATCGGGGATCTCACGAAGGAAGTTGGTGATTACAAACGAGGGGACATGGACGGAGATGGTGGACATCAGACTCATCGTCTTCACGATACCGACCGAATGACCCTCCGGAGTCTCTACGGGGCATACGAACCCCCACGACGATCCATTCAGCTTACGAGGGGCGAGGAGCTTACCCGACTTTTCTACGGGCGTCTGAATACGGCGGATGTGAGAGAGTGTAGCATTGTACGATAGACGGTTCAAGACCTGGGACACACCGGACTTGGTGGCGTTCGACAGGGAAGTGGACCCAGACGTCCCCAGACCCTGGACAGTGAAGTTGCCGGTCGCGAGAGCCTGTTTCAGCTTTCCCTCGATGGATGAGACCTTCATGATCTTGTAGAGATTGGAGAGCACCAGGACATCTAGGGGTTTGCCGGAACGCTTCCAGTTATCATTGTTGATTTCGTGGACGAACTTGGACCGAATATCCTTGCACACCTTCTGGAACAGTTGGCGGAAGAGATGAGTCAGGAGAGACCCGGTGGTCACCACGCGCTTGTTGGGGTACGCATCGCGATCATCGGCCGGGATCTTCTTGGCTGCCGTGTCCAGAAGCTTCTTGACCATACTGATGAGGATCTTAGCCTTACGAGCGGCAAGGATCTCGGTCACAATCGTCTCTGCGGGTAGAGACACATGCGGAAGGAACTCGGTGAGGAGGAGAGCGCGGACATGACCAGTCTTGTCGTCTGTAGCGGGAGGGTACTGCAGATGGTGGGAGAGGTACTCAATCGCCTCCTGTTGAGTGAAGACGCCGATGTCCGCACACTCCTTGAACGACGCCATGATAGAGTCCGTGTTCTCCACATTCAGGAGATCGTGAACCTCCTTGTCTGTCTCAATGCCCAGGCAGCGGAAGAAGACCATCATCGGAATGTCCTCGCGGAAACGAGGGATACAGATGGAGAGAGGGTATCCGAGCCCGTTGAACTTGCTGGACATTCGGATCTCGAGCTTCTTGGGCGGGAGAGTAAAGCTCTCGTGCAGAGACTTCATTTCCACCGAGTGGGTATGCTTGGTTGTGGACTTCTTGTTGAGGAAGACCATGAGACGGTTATCGGCAACCTTCTCCTGGGAGAGAATGACTCGTTCGCCACCGTGAATGATGAAGTATCCAAAGGGGTCCTGAGGACACTCGCCAAGTTCCTCCAGCGACATCGGGTAGTCCTTGAGCACACAGAGCGATGATCCCAGCATCACCGGGATCTTTCCCAGCGAGATGCCCTCAAACGTCTTGGATTCCTCCTTGAACTCGGCGAGTCCCGGACCGCTGTACGAACGGACCTTGAGCTTGATATCCACAAACATCTGGGCAGCGTACGTGAAGTTGCGAATACGCGCCTCGTGCGGCAGCATCTGCTTCAGACGACCCGTAGCCTCCTGGATACGGGGCTTCAGGTAAGACACATTGTCGAAGGACAGACGGAACTCGTACTTGTACTTCTTCGTCACCTCATCCTGATCGTGCCATACCACGATGGGTGGCGTTGAACGCAGAATCAGGGGAATCTTGTTGCGGAGGAAATCTTCGTAGGCCTCAATCTGCGACTCAGAGAAACGCGAAACACCATTCTTGAAATATGCTCGAACCGCCTCCATCTCGTTCGTATCTTGATAGTCGGAGCGTCGCCGTAAGTTTTTATCCGTTTTGAGTAAGAAGAGGTTGTATGCCCGCCGCCGATGGTCCTACCAAGTACACGATTATTAAAGAGGGAAGTGATTCCGCATTTAATGGTCAGGATCCGTCGACGCGCGTGTCTACTATCACGGCTCCTGTAAATCCCGTGGGTATGCCGAGTGGTCCTGGATTTGGAGGTCGTCGTCACCGCGCCCGCCGCTCGACCAAGACGTTTCCGAAAGGCATTCTTCGGAAAACCGCTAAGATTGTTCCGGACAAGAACCCGTCTAAGGCCCCAGCAACTCGGAAGCGTTCCGTTAAACTGATGACGGAGCGCGGCCTGGAAAAGGCCCGTAAGACGGCGAAGGCCAAGGCCGCGAAGATGGATATCGCGTTAATCCGTAAGAAGCTGATTGAGAAGAAGATCATTGGCGGAGATAAGAAGAATATCCCCCCGGCCGTCCTTCGTGTTTTATATGCGGACTCGGTGGGAGCGGGTCTTCTTTCTTGATGAGTCTATATAAGAGGAATTATGACCAAGGCATGGGGCCCACTTGGTTGGGCAACCCTCCACACAATCGCCGCACTCTACCCCGATTTTCCGTCCCAGTATGAACTGGAACTCCTAATTCGGTTTCTTGACTCGTTTACTCAAACAATCTTGTGTCCAAGCTGTCTTCAGCACTTTTCCGATATGGTTGCTGTGTATACCCAACAAAATCCCGGGTGGAAGAATTCTCGTCGTACCGTATGCGAATTCGTGTTTCGCGCACATAATACGGTAAATCGGCGTATCCACGCCAAGTTGTATACGCTCGATGAAAGCATAGCAACCCTTCGTGAAATCATGCCGGATCATCAGGCTGCGAAAGTGAAGCGTCAGCAGTATTTGGTCTACATCCGCAACGATTGGATGAAAAATATGACGCTGAATGGAATCTCGGCGGCTCCTAAACTAAGAGAACTAAACGCCATCGAAGAGGAGTACTGGTCAAAGCGGTCCTTTTCGTGGTCGGATATAGCATCCTTCACTGATATCACTGTATCTCCGATTCCAGAACGGTCGTCAACCACGTCATCGGGAGATATGATTATACCCCGAATTACGATGCCGGTGAGCGGCGGATTTAAGTTGAAGAATATTGGAAAGCTTGGACCGCTGTCATCTCTTCGGTAGCAAGGGGGAGGGAGATCCTCGGCTCGCATTCCCACGCATACCGCCTCATCCAAGGAATACGAGTATCTTTCTGTTCATCATACATTTCGTCAGGAAACATGACTCGCTTCTTCGCCCGGCGGAGCGAATCATGTGGAAGAATGAACTGTAGTTGCTTCGTCACCGTAAACTGGGGAGGGGATGAGGACCACTGGATCGGAATCTCTTCGTACCGTACCAATTGGGATACGAGGGGTGCCTCGGGGTATGGATATACCCAGTTCCAATCCAGGCACTCGTTCTCGCAGAAATAGTGAAGCGTCCAATCAAACGTTTTCCAGAACGATTGGACGACCTGGGAAATATTGGTGGTTCCATCAAGAATATGGAGATTGTACCGTGCCTCAAAATGTTGTCCGTCCGCCGAGAAAATTGCCTTCTCGCCAGGATTGTCTCGCCCCTTCATGCGATCGGTATACACCTTCATTTCCTGAGTCCGTGCAGTCTGCAGGAACACCTGGCGCCCCCTTGCCGTCAAGAGATCAGGTTCACCCGCCTGACGATAACATTCAATGGCCCGATCGTGACCACCTTCGCGCAGTGAAAACATACCGATAGGAGGCATGAAATCATTGCCGAAACAGAGGACGCAGAGTGCAACATACTGGTGGGGATTCATGGGGAGTTTACGAGCAAGATCCGAAATGTTCAGAGTAGAATATCCCTCGGCCTTCGACTGAAAATTCTGGTTCTCGCGGAGAAGAGAGAGCGAACACAACTGTTCCTGGGCAAGTGAGAGCAGAATCAGGTCAGCGTCCAAACCGTAGATGACTGTGTTGGTTCGTTCGGTGGGAGGTAGAGTTTTCAACCACTCAAACAGTTTGTGTTCGCCCTCCCCCGGAAGGTCGGTGGACGAAACAATCGCCTGAGGAAACCGTGCACGAACCGCCAAATCCAGCTCTTTCATATACGGCGTCCCCGGCGAAATCTGGTTGCGATCAAAGACGGGGTTATTCCCCTCAGGGATACGGAAGCGGCGATAGCGCTGCTGCACGATCTTGGCGTACGGAACCAGACCGTCCATAGCAATATACAAGTGAGTCCGAGGACTACAAGTGTCCGCAAGGAGAGTATCCAGAGCTTCTAGAATACTCTCAATCGGTCGGGCATCATCCATATACGTGTGAATAAACGCGTTAAAATCCAACAATAGAACATTTGGCTCAAGACGCGAGCGTACCTTCGTGACGATTGTTTTGTGCGCTTTAACAAGACTTACGAAATAGAACGGAATGCCCATCTTATATGTAAGAGACTGTTATCGTTAAAACGGCAATTAACTTATCTAATATCTAGTTATACATCAATGAGTTATGGTTCAATTTATAAAGTTACGAACACTGTAAACTCTAAAATCTATATTGGACAAACGAGGCAAAAACCTGCTAGCAAACGATGGTACAGTCACAAATGGGATGCTCTGCATGGGAAAACCAAAACTGCATTTGCGAATGCCCTCGTGTTGCATGGATGTGAAAATTTTACATTTGAAGTTATTTGTACGTGTTCAAATCTAGAGGAGCTGAATAAAAAGGAACAGGAATATATATTGCTATTTAGTTCACTAGCACCATCTGGATATAATTTGATGAAAGGTGGTGATAATTTTGAGAAATCCAATGAAACAAGGGAAAAATTAAGCATTTCATTAAAGGGAAGAATTATTAATGAAGAGTGGCGTAAAAATATTTCCGATGGACATCGTGGTCTTAAAAAGTCAGAAGAAACCAAAAAGAAAATACGCGATGCTCATTTGGGAATGTCTATGAGCGAAGAAACAAAAGAAAAATTAAGACAGGCTCATACTGGTAAGAAGGCTTCTGCAGAGACTATTCAAAAAATGTCCGAGAAGCGGAAAGGTGTTCCGTGGTCTGAGAAGCGTAGGAATGCTACGATAGGGAGAAAGCATAGCGAAGAAACAAAACAAAAATTAAGTATGAAAATGAAAGGACATGTCGTAACAGAGGAAACACGAAATAAGATACGAAATGCTAAACTTAATCGTGTATAATTTGTCTTGGCTGAAAGTAAAGTAGACCTAATGTCCAAACAGACGGGCGGAGGAATTTTGGAGACTCTACAAGTAAACTGGATCTATGTGCTCACAGCTCTTGTTGGGGTTGTCGTACTGTATTGGGTCCTGTCTCGCAGCTCTTTTACGCCGAAGGTGAAGGAGGGGATGGGCGGATGCTCAAAGTGTCCGAAGTCCCAGGGAAGTTCGTAAAAACGGGTTATGGTTTCCCTACTGAACGAGGGAGCAACTTAACTACAAATGACGCGTGTCGCAGGTGTTCTCCAACTCACCAGCAAGACGCGGTATGGACTAACATCTCGCAATATCCCCATGTATCTCTTCAGTCCCCTAAACAGGGTGTTTCCGCAAATGATCGTGGCGTCCACCCACAAAGATATCAAAAAGAACATTCTCGCCGTTGCTGAAAAGATCAATGACGACCCCCTTCCCCGGGGACAAATCGTTGAGGTCATTGGAACCTGCGGCGATCCTCTGGCCGAGCGTAAGGCAATTCACCTTGCATATTCTCCTAATTACTGGACCAAGATCGGCGAAACAGTAGAACCAGCCTTTAACCGTCCCGTTCTGGACGTTCCTACCATCAACATTGACCCGCCCGGGTGTCTGGATATTGACGACTGTATTTCTATCTGGGTAAACCACGAAGGTATTACTAAAGTAGCCATCACGATTGCGGATGTCGCCGAGTGGGTCAGGTCCAATCCATGGATGTCCTACGCCCAGAATATTGGTCAGTCTCTGTATGACGGAGGCGTACAGGTACGAAGCATGTTCCCGAAAACGCTGGAGGGCAAAATGTCTCTTCTGCCTGGCGAAAGGAGGTTGGGTTACACTCTGATCTTCGACTGGGTAGGCGAAGTTCGGAATGTCCATTTCAAGGAGGTGGTAATTATCAACAAGGCGTCATACACGTACGAAAACTGCCGCTTGGCTACGGAGATTCCGATGGAGACACTCCGTGAAATCTGTGAACATCTGGCGGGAAGGAAGCCGATCATCGACCCGCACGACTGGGTAGCGGAACTGATGATCTTCTACAACAAGCAGATGGCCAATTCTCTGACCGTTATCGGCAAAGGTCTGCTGCGCCACCACTCTGCTCCCGATGCTGAGAAGTTGGAGAAGTATGATCTTCTTGGTCTGAATGCTCGAATGTTCGCCTATGCGTCTGCTACTTACGAAGACGTAGGCGATGATGTTCAGCACTGGGGGTTCCAGACCCGATACTGCCACGGTTCATCCCCGATTCGGCGGTGGGCGGATGTGGTGAACCAGATGGTGATGAAAGGCATGGAGGCTCCTAACGCCAAAGAGGATTGTAATCGTCTCCAAACTTTTGCGAAAAAACATGCGCGAGATCTGGCGTTCCTAGATATTATCCAGCGAATTCCAGGAGATATCAAGGGTATAGTCATATCGCCTACCCGTATCTGGATCCCCGACTGGAATCGCCTAATTACCAGCGACAACACCTTTCCAGAAGGGACTCCGGTCAAAGTGACGTACTTCCTAGATATGCAACGCCCTACATGGAAGCAGCGCCTGGTGTTTCACGTCAAAACGGATTTGGAGAGTGACCGAGTATAGAGTGAGTAGACGACTATAGTATAGAAGATGACGCACTCCGAGATCATGAAGATTCATTTCAATGTTGGCGACTACCCGTACGACTATCAACTGGAGATCTGGAAGAACGGGGATACAGGTAAGTTCTATGTTCGCGAATGTGACGAAAAAAATCCCCGATACTTCGATCAGTTTATGACGATTGGTCAAACTCTTCGGTGGATACATACCGGAAAGGCGGATACAAACTATATGTGGCAGGATATTGACTTCTTCAGTGGTGCCGAGTTCCAGAAAAGGATTATTCTAGATATGCGATGGGCGGAAGTGGACGATTCGGGGGCCTTGCTTCCCCTAGAGTTGAGCATCACGTTTCCTCAGAAGAAAATAGTGGAGTAAAGGAGTATGTCTTTCCACTATGGAAATCTACTTAATTTTTACCGCCCCGATCCCAGTAACCGTTTGGTTACTGTTGGACTGGTCACGTACCTGGTAGGTGAGTCATCGGAAGCTGTGTGTATTTCGTGCTTTACCGAAACAGGATCGCTGTTTATGAACGGGAAGTTTGCTCCTTCCAATCAACCCATCGGAGAAACACTAGGATGGTTTATTGGTACACAGATTGTTGAGATGGATATTGAAGATCTCTTTTTTCAGAACGGAAAGAAACCCGAACGCCCTGCTCATCATTGGGAAAGAGGGGCATTCTATATGGGCCGCTGGAAACAGTATGCGAAAACTGATATTCGCGTACGCGCAACAATTCGTGTAACCGATCACGATCAAAACGAATCCGTTCACATTGATATTCCAGACCAGACAACTCTGCCTTCTTACAATGAATCAACCACATCTCCGCCACCCTCCTCCCGAAGCTCCCGATGATCCCAACTTCTATTCAGACAATGATTTCAAGGTCGGTGAATTTGACGACGAACATGATGGCGATGTGATCTACGTTCGGTGGTCTGTATATCACCGCCGAGCGTACATGTATTCTTACCTCGATCAGCCTACTCAGTGGGTGGGTCCAGATTGGACAATTCGCCAGACCGTAGGAATTGGTCTGGGGATGTCCCTCGACTACATACCAACAATTATTGAGGGAGGAATACTCTACATCCACCGCGAGATGCCGGACGAGAACGGGCTGCCGACCCACCAGAATATTGAAAATTATGACGAGATCGAGGATATTCTGGATCGTCGGTGGGAGGACTATATCCCCAACCGCATCGTCGTATCTTTCTCGGCGGAATAAGTAAGGAGGGATGGACAGTCGAAAGAAGCTTCGCGACTTGACTCGCAAAGCAGTTCTTCTTGATCGTCTAGACAAACTCATGAAAAGGCGCCGAGCAAAGGAACATGAAAAGGAGAAAAAACCGGTAGTTACTGATCGAGAAGAGACTGAATTTTTGCATAAGGCGATTGCGACCGCAAACAAACGGGCGGCGACACAAACTCGGAAAGCTGGTCGGCGGACGAGGCGTAAACTTCAGAGACGTAGGTAGAGGGAATCTGGGACCACTAGACCCCGCACTAGATCCGGTCGGATCTCGCGCAGAGTTTCCAGAACCTCTAGATTTTTGGTGATCGTTGCTAGGGTAATCCACTCGTCCACGATATTGGCCGTCTT